ACGTCGATACCGTTCAGGCTGGCGACGGTCTGCTCGTCTGGCACGTGTTCGCATGACGTGGCGGGAGCGGCTGGCGCGCTGGCGTCTGTGGCTCGGCTTCGGCGTCGACCTGGCCGACGGCACACACCACGTTGCCCCAGGCCCGTACCTGTTCATGGGCCCGGCCGAGCAGGTCCGCAGCTGCGTGCGGCCGGAGGAATACCCGTACGACTGGGAACGGGACGGTCTCTGATGATCGGCGCATGGATCGTGTCAGGGTTACTGTCGGCGCAAGACATGATGCGGGCGATGGATCGGATCAAGCAGGCGTTCGACGGTGTGCTGGCATTCGGAGTGCACGGGGAGCTGGGGAGGTCGGGTGCAGAACTGCAAGGGTTGCCGTCAGCAACAGACGAACGACGCGTTGTGCCTCGTCTGTATCGAGGATTTGAGTGCCTGGCTTCGGCAGATCCCGGACCTGTACCTCGAGTTGGGATCCGTCCGGCTTCCTGGGTCGGTACGTCACGACGGGCCACGGGTCCGGATGTCGTCCGGCTCCGGGTCACCGTCCCCGGTTCGGCTCGAGGTCGTTGATCTGCTCGACCGCGGCGAGACGCTACGCCGGCTGTGGGACTGGACCGATCAGCGGTTGCTGGACGTCCGGGCGATCTGTGACGGCTTCCGTCATCATCTGCTGAGCATCGTCACAGAGGACTGGGCCGGCGACTTCTGGCGGGCGATGCGGTCGCTGTGCCGGGATCTCGGCCGCGCGGTCGGAGAGACCGAAGAACGGCCGGTCGGGAAGTGCTCGAAGCCGGTCGGCGACGACGGTGAGCTGTGCCGTGGCCAGTTGTTCCGGACACAGGACGGGGCCGCGGTCTACTGCCGGCGGTGCGGGGACAAGCCGGAGCTACTGGCGGCGGAGGCGTGGGTCAGCCTCGAGCAGGCGGCGAGGCTGGTCGGCCGGCCGCTCGAAACGGTCAGGACGTGGTACAAGCGGGGACGGCTGAACTCTGTCGACGTCGGTCCTCAGCCGTTCCGTATGGCGTGGCTGCCGGCAGCTGTCCGACTCGCCGATGCGACGGTTACCACACTCCCACCGCAGCGTGCTACTGTGAACCACGGATTGGGGGCGGAGCCGTCTGGATCTCCGGATCGGCGAGGCGGGCTGTCTTCGATCCATGACGACCCTCGGTCTCACGGCCCTGACCTCCCTGCGGGAGCGGACCCACAACCGGGGGTCTCGTCATGACTGCCAACGCCTTCGCGATCGCCGCTGATCTCTGGTCGACCCGGACCCGGCGGAAGTCGTACCTGACCGACCCCGACGCCTGGGCGCGTGACAAGCTCGGTGCGTTTCTGTGGTCGAAGCAGCGCGAGATCGTCCAGTCGGTCGTGTTCAACCGGCGGACGGCGGTGCGCTCCAGCCACGGGCCCGGCAAGAGCTTCATCGCCGGCATGCTGGCCGCATGGTGGATCGACACACATCCGGCCGGCGAAGCCATGGTGGTCACCACAGCGCCGACGCATCGCCAGGTCCACGGCATCCTGTGGGAAGAGATCCGCAAGCAGCACCGCAAAGGCGACCTGCCCGGCCGCGTGCTGATGACGGATCAGTGGTACCTGGGCGACAGCCTCATCGGCGAGGGCCGCAAGCCGGCCGACCACGACGACGACGGATTCCAGGGCACTCACCGCCGGTACGTGCTGGTGATCCTGGACGAGGCCTGCGGCGTGCCGGAGAACCTGTACACCGGGGCGGAGTCCATCACTACCAACGAGCACTGCCGGATTCTCGCGATCGGTAACCCTGACGATCCGACGTCACCTTTCCATGACGCGTGCAAGCCCAACAGCGGCTGGAACGTGATCGGGATCAGCACCTTCGACACCCCGAACTTCACCGGGGAAGAGATCCCCGAATCGCTGGTCGACCTGCTTCCGTCCCGGACGTGGCAGGAAGGCCGGCTGAAGAAATGGGGGTCCGACTCCCCGCTCTACGTCTCGAAGGTGCTCGGCCAGTTCCCGGAGTCCAGCGAGGACACGCTGATTCCGCTGTCGTGGGTCGTCCGCGCGCAGAACCGGGAGATCGCGCCGCGCCGGTTCGACGAGTCGAAGATGGGTCTCGACGTCGCGCGGTTCGGCTCGGACCGGACGGTCGCCTACCACAACCACGGCGGCCGGGTGCGGCTGGTGATGGACGTCGGCAAGCAGAAGACGACGGAGACCGCGGGCCGTGTCGCGAACCTGTGGAAGGAACTTCGGACGTCGGACATCAACGTTGACGGCGTCGGTGTCGGTGGCGGTGTCGTCGACATGCTCGAGGAAGACGGCTATCCGGTCAACGACATGCAGGCCGGCGGAGGATCGTCAGCACCGACGAAGTTCCTGAACGCCCGGGCGGAGTGGTACTGGAATCTGCGGGTGATGTTCGAACGGGACGAGATCGATCTCGACCCCGAAGACGAAGACCTGGCGTCGCAGCTGTCCAGTATCAAGTTCCACCACACTCGCCGCGGTCAGGTGCAGATCGAGTCGAAGGACGAGATGAAGAAACGCGGCATGCCGTCCCCGGACCGCGCGGACGCTGTCATGCTGGCGGTCAACGAGCCGATCGACATGAAGTCCAGCGACAGTATCGGAGCCTTGTGATGAGCAACCCGTCGTACGAGCAGTGGGCTGCTGATGAGCAGCGCCGGTCCGACGAACTGAACGAACGGCACGCGGAACGGCTGGCCGAAAGGGCTCGAGCGGCTCACGACGACGCTTTGACGGCCGACCAGCGGGCCGAGCGGGACGCGCACCTCGTGGTGTCCAGCGACCAGTTGATCCGCCGGGCGGAAGGCCGCGAGGACCCGCCGGAAGGCCACGACGTCACCGACCCGCGCTGGCGTCGGCACGTGCCGCAGGAAGCCGAGGGACCGGAACCGGTCGACCGCGAGACACTGAAGGCGGAGATCATGGCCGAGATTCGGGCCGAGCTGGGTCTCGACGGATAGTGGGCGCGGTGGCGGGTCGGGATCGAACCGACGACCTCCACTCTTGGCCTGACCGTAACGATCGACAGCATGCCTGCTCGATCAGTCAGGGGCGCGCCGGTGCTCTAACCACTGAGCTACCGCCACCGCAAATGAAACTATAGTCGCATCGTCCAGGGAGGTCAAACCGTGGCTGTTGAAGACGTCGTGGCCGCGGTGCGCGACTGGAAGTCCCGGGTCTCGAACATCCAGCTTTACACCGACTACTACCGCGGCCGGCACCGCATCGGACAGTACGCGACCGAGGCATTCCTGAAAGACTTCCGTTGGGTCCTGGAGAACAGCCGGGAGAACCTGTGCAAGGCCGTGGTCAAGGGCTTCAGCTCGAAGCTGGAGATCACCGGCTGGGAAGGTGCCGGCGCTCAGCAGTCGAAGCAGGCGACCGATCTCGTCGAGTCGCTGAAGCTGACCAAGACGTTCAACCTGACCCACCGCGAGTCGTTCCGGACCGGCGACGGGTACGTGCTGGTCTGGCCGGACAACACAGGCACGCTGCGTCCGTGGCCGCATCTGAGTCGCAACGTCAGCGTGAAGTCCGACCCCGGCAACCCTGATCGGCTCGAGTGGTTCGCGAAGATCTGGCTGAACGAGCAGGGTTACGGCCGGGTGAACGTCTACTACCCCGGCCGCGTCGAACGGTGGGTCACGAAGAACCAACTCCGGCAGCCGTCGGACGTGACGTTCCGTCCGGATCTACGGGCCAACTGGCCGGACAAGCAGTCAGCCTTCGAGCCGTTCAGCGACACCGAGGACGGCTGGGAGATCAGCGCGCCGGGTCTCCCGGACGATCGCGTGCCGGCGATCTGGCTGGCTCATGACGCCGAAGAGATGGGCGGTCACGGTGTCTCCGTGCTGGAGGACGTGGTCCCGCTCCAGGATGCGCTGAACAAGTCCATCGCGGACCTGATCGTCGGCGGCGAGAACTTCGCCCAGCCGCTCCGGTACCTGATGAACTACCGCGCGAAGCGGAAGATCGATCCGGACAGCGGCGAGGTCACGGAGGAAGTCATCCGGGCCGACCCGACGGTGAACAAGATCCTGACGCTCCCCGGCGACGGCCCGTTCGGACAGCTCGACCCTCCGGACGCGACCAAGCTGCTCGCCGTCCACGAGGCGTACGCCAACAAGGTCGCCCGGGTCACCGGTCTGCCGGCGTTCTACGTCAGCCAGGTGACCGGCGAGCCACCGACCGGCGTCGCGCTGCGGGTCATGTCGACGCGGCTGACGGACGCGACGAAGGAAACGCAGACCGACTTCGGCCCGTGGTGGTCGGAGCTGATGGAGCTGCTAGGCGTCCCGGACGTCAAACCGCTGTGGCGCGACCCTGCTCCGAAGGACGAGACCGAAGAGCTTGACGAGGCCGAGACCCGCAAGGCGATCGGCTACCCGTTGCGGGAGATCCTTCGCAAGCTCGGTGAGGACGAAGAGGACATCGTCAGGATCATGGGCGAGGCGTCCGCGTCCCGCGGCCAGGTGCCCAACGGCGGCGACCTGGCAGCCCGGGCGTTCGAAGCCGGCGTGGACCCGGCCGATTTGGTCGGGTGACCTGTGGCCGCGACGCGTGAGACGATCCGGCTGCACAAGGAACTCCAGTTCGTCATCGACGATTCGGTGGCCGGCTGGATTCGGCAGCTGACCGCGGCGTGGGTCCGGTCCTGGCGGATCGTTGAGAAGGAATGGATCGACGTCACCAACCAGTTGGCGATCGAATCGGCGAACGGCGCGACGCCGTCCCGCCGTACGGTCCGCCGGCTGAAGAATGTTCGTCGCGCGCTGAACACCACTCAGCGGATGCTCGAGGAACTGACAACGCTGTCCGGCGGGACGCTGGTCGGCGGAGTTCCCGGCATCGTGACGGAGACCGCACGGATGCAGTCCAGATTGATCGCTTCCGCTCTTCCCCGCGGAAGTGCTCCACGTCTGCTGGTTG